GACGGCTCTGATTGTCTATCTGACTATTTGCATCTACGATTTCATGGTGATTCCCATTTATTACGGGGTTGCACGAATGGGATTGGACTTGGCAGATTACATGAGCCATCTACAGGAAATTGAAGACCCGTTAGTTCAGATGGAATACTTGAAGAAATTAGTTAGTCAGCATGAGCCTTTCACGTTGAAGGGCGGAGGATTATTCCATCTGGCTTTTGGTGCTTTATTAACAGGGAGCGTATTCGGGAAAAATGATTAGGAGGGTCTTATGACTCAGGAACAAAAGACGGAGAAAGATTATTTCGAGGGAATCACGGACGCTGATTTGCAGATGTTACTTGCACAGAATCCGCTTGCCGCAGAACAAATCAGGCGCATCATGGCAGAACGCCAGAGAACCGAACTTGAGGCAAAGATTGCAGAGTTGAAAGGTTCCTCTAACGGGACTGGAGATGTTGCGGAATTAGTCAAAGTAGATGCCGACTGAACCCGCTGATATACGCGTTCTTGTTGACTGGAACAACGACGGCGATTATGACGACAGTTATGACGAGATAACTGACGACGTTCTCGAAGTCTCTTGGCAACGCGGGAGAGATTACGCCTCCCAGCTAAGTGGTCGCTCAACAGCGGGCAAGTTAACAGCCCGATTGAAGAACAATGACGGCAAGTATTCTCCATCAAATACTTCCAGTGTTCTGACGGGCAATATACTTCCGGGCCGTTCTGTAAGATTAAACGCAGGAGGGGGGACGTTTCCCTACGAGTTCCCGATTGCTTTCGGAACAGACCCGCAGTTCGTCGGTAAGCTTGAAAGAATTACGCCGACTCCCGCCGCTCACGGACTCAAGACCTGTACTCTCACAGCCTACGGGACTCTCGGCTATCTGAACGATTTTCGCCCGTCACTTGCGACACAGATTGACCAGAGAACCGACCAAGCACTTGGGGCGATTCTTGACGATGTCGGCTGGCCCGCAGATGACAGGAATCTCGATACGGGCAAGACAACGATGACGCGGTTCTGGGTCGACGGTCCGAAAACTCTCGACGCAATGAGAATCGTGGAAGAAACCGAAGGCGGGTTCATCAAAGAGGAAAAGGATGGGAAAGTCGGTTTCGAGAACCGACATACCCGCCTCTTGTCGCCATACAACACTTCTCAAGCGACGTTTAGCGACGCAAGCGACGCAACGCGTACTTATACAGTATTAACACAGGAAGACCCGCTATCGACGATAACGAATCATTTTGAGTCCTCTGCGAGAACGTATACGACAGCAGGGGTTGCTGTTCTCTGGACTCATCCAGAGACGGGAGCAGATTCTCCGCTCTTGACAGCAGGACAAGCCCGTACATTCGAGGCAATATATCCGAACCCGTCATCAGCAAATAACGCACTTGAAGTGAATGCGTGGACAACTCCAGCGGCAACAACTGATTATCTGGGAAATACCGCAAGCGATGGGAGCGGCACAAACCTGACAGCAAGCATTGCTGTGAGCGTTGCGAAAACATCTGAAAGGATGGTCATAACTCTCACGAATAATCATGCGAGTTCTTCTGCTTACATGACAAAGATTCAGGCAAGGGGAACAGCGGTTACGTCGAATGACCCCGTAAAGTTACGTGCCATCGACACGGCGAGCCAGACTGATTACGGCGAGAGGAAGTATGTCGCAAAGACGGAGTTCTTTCCGAGTTCTGCCGAGGCTCAGAACTGGGGCGATTATCAGAACGCAATTTTCGGAAGCCCTATCAACATATTAACGATGGAGTTCAACGCGAATGCGACAGAGGAGAATCTTGCAGAGGCCCTTGGTCGTGATATCTCTGACAGGGTAACAATCACGGCGACGAATAATGCGAACCTCGGAATCAACGCTGACTTTTTCATCGAGTCGATTCGGCATCATATCTCGCAGGGAACGAAACTACATAAGGTTGCTTGGAAACTATCGCCTGCAAGTGGCGGCTATTCGGCCTTTTGGGTATTAAATACTGGCGCCTTAAACGTCTCAACAGTGCCAGCATATTAGGAGAATCGCATGGCTTGGACAGCACCGATAACGTGGCTTTCAACGATGGTCACCAATACGATTATGAACGCGCAGATTAAAGATAATTTCTCGGAGTTATCGACGCACGTGCATAGCGGTTCGGGTGGTGAAGGCTCTGCGACACTCTCGGTTCTTGTGCTGTCGGCACAGAACTATTTTCCATTTACAGACCAATCGGGAAATCCCAGTTCAGCGGGCGTATTGCAGAGAAACGGAGCCGAGTTAGTCTATTACGACACAGCACTGAAACAGTTAACAAGCGATGCCGCCACGAGTGTCGCATCTGTCCGTACACTTGGCAGTGGCTCCACTCAAGCCGCGGCTGGCAATCATACTCATTAGGGGTTTATCTAATGGCTTGGACAGCACCAAAAACATGGTCGGCAAGTGAGATTGTTCTTGCTGACGGAACTGGCTCGTTGAACGAACAAGTCAGAGATAACCTTAGCGTTCTCTCGACTCATGCCCATACAGGAGCCGCAGGTATGGGAGCGAGTACACTTTCGACAGTAACGCTCGGCGGTCTGAACACTGTTACATTTGCAGACCAAAGCGGAGACCCTGCCACCAACGGAAGGCTTCAGAGGAATGGAGCGAACCTGCTTTATTATGATGGGTCTTCTGCAATTGACCTCACAGCTTCAGACCAAGCCGCAGGTACAGCATCCCTGCGAACTCTCGGAACTGGGTCAACGCAAGCAGCAGCAGGGAATCATACTCACGCGATTACCGCCACAGCGGATAACTTTGCGGCGGGTGAAGCAAACTTTAACGATGACGATGAACATGACTTGGTTACCCTCTCGGCATCGGCGGCTTCCACAGACAATTCTTGGGCTGTAATCGGGACAGTTGATGGCACTGACGTTACAAGTGGATTTGTTTTTACATATAAGCTGTATTACGACGGCTCGATTGTTGACACAAAATCAGGGATAGCAGGTGGAACCCAGCAGATGATGTTCTATGTCAAAGAGATAGCCACCACCGACGCAAAAGTAATAAAGGTAACGATACAGCGGACCAGTGGAGGGTCGCAGTTTATTACCCATGCTCTCGTCGGATATCAGGAAGTGCAAATATAAATATGAACACAACAGAACGACTCACATTATTGAACGATGTCAGAGACATCAGAACGCGATTGAACGTGTCTCTGACGCGCATAGAGCGACGCATAAAGGTTTTACTATCGCTTATATATCTATTAATGTCCCTGTCGCTTTCTGCGACATTTCTGGCGTGTGTAATTCTCTGGAAGTTGTATGAATGATGATAGGAGCGAACTTGAACAAGAAATATTAGAGGCTCGCCGAAGAATAGTCGAGTTGGAGGCGGGTACAAAAACCACGCTGACAGGTACACAATTTCTGACAATTGTATTGGTCGGCCCCCTGTTTCTGGCCTTCGTAACGCTCGGAGTTTTGATAGTCTGGAAAGTTACATCAAAACCCGCTGAGGTTGCGCCGCATCTCGATGTAATTCTGCTGGCACTGAGTATTTTCTCCCTACCTGTAACGAGTGCCGCCGCGTCCATAGTGGGTTTAATGAGTGACGAAATAAAATCAAAATTAAGTGGGAAGAATGAAGGATAAAAAATTCAGCACTCCGACAGTTCGTTTTGGCATTCCCAATATAACTGCCAAGCTACCGAAATTCTGGAACTTCCGAGTTCCTTTTTTCGGCGGGCTTTACATGGGTGGCGGGAAGTTTATCGTCGTGTCGTTCTCTGCAATAGCTGTCGGGTTCATCGCGTCTCTCTTTGTACTGATTTCGAGCGGAGACCAAGAACTGATATTCCCCATGCTGGGCGCATCGTATGAAGCCCCGTCAATGGTGGGTAGTACGGTAGTGGATGTGGAGTTTCCCGCTGAGGCCTCTCAGACGCTACAGATTAACATTCCACAGGGAACAAGAATTGATGTGATTTCGCTGACGAATATCAGCCTTGGAAAAGGCGGTCTGACGAACGCCTTTCAACTGACGGGAACCTCAACTTCTGATGTTTTAACCATTGATGAAGTCGTTATAAAGAACAGCGAATTCCCTTCAATGGACTGGGCGAACGGGAGCATTTATACACTTAATGCGACCTCGTCTGTAACCGCCGCTGGGCATACGTTTGAGATGACAATGGCAAGCTCTACAAATGATGTGCGAATCAGTTCCACCCGTGGGGCTGTTTCTTATATCGCCTCGGATATGACCGTTGACAGGATTATCATCAGGCAGACCACAACTGGAGGCGACACCATGATATCGAAATTAATTCTGGATAACGTGAACGCATGGACGGGAGCGTTTGACGCGGATTATTTCGAGATAGGAACTCTGACTTTTGACGGCTTGCGAGTCGGCGATGATGGGGATATCGACAGCGCGGACTTGGTTATTAATTCGAGCGTTGACGCGAATACGGTCAATGACGGCGTCCAAGAGGAGCCGATATTTATCAGGTAATAGGAGCAGATTATGCCTAAAAAACCTAAACCGAAAAAGCCGAGGTACTGATGCCTAAGAAATGGTGGGAGTCAATTAGTTTTCGCCCTCAAGTTCTCTCATCAATATTTATTCTCGGAACTATTGCGATAATTGCGATGTTTCAAGATATGGTTGAGATAGCTGGAGTTGCTGGGGCGGGAATTATTGCTCTAGCAAAGGATGTCATAACATCAGATAATGATTAATTGAAGGCGTTAGGGTTTGCCCTCCTTTTTGTCCCCTGACGCCTTCGTCCTTTTTTGGGCAAAAAAAAAGAGGGGCGACACCGAAGTGCCACCCCTTTACGTCTCAGCTAAATAAGCTGAGTTGCTGACTGTTGGAATCCTCCCGTTTCCATTCATGTAACGCCACCGCTAATTGCTTGCCATGACTCCTGTCAAGCTCCCAGCATTTGCTGTTGAACGTTGACCACGGGAGTTTGTATATCTTTCCCGTGTCTTGCGCCTCTATGACGAACGTAAGGTGGTTCATGGTCATTCCCGTAATGGAGTCCACCACCTGTTTGATATCGTCAATAATAGAGCGGTCATAACACCACGCCTTCGGTATTTTTAACATATGCGGATTCTCATAGAGGCGCTTGTAGACCACCCCCGTGGACGTCTCGAAATGCCCTACATAATCTCCCCTGTTATTCTTCAGCGGGTATCTCATCGGGCTTACCTCCTTCCTCTGCATAATAAACCTGAGACTCTAAGTTCTTGAGAAGTCCCTGAGAACGCTCTCTGGCATCTGGAAGGCATCGATTCTTTATTAGGTCAATCACCTCTTTGCCCTCAGCAATCGTTAGGTTAATCTGCATCATAATTCCTCCTTATTTGAAAGGCACTGACAACGGGGGTTTCCAGTATTTTATTATCGTCACCTGTCCAGTAATAATACCTCCCGTCACACCCTGAATTATTCTCCTTTAGAATCTTGACCAGAGTCGGGTGCTGGCTCTGTTCAATTTCGTGAAAGTCTCGATGTCGTGAACACCATAGTCTGTAAATCATATTGCACTTAAATCCCATATTTCAGAATCTTCATTTGTCATAACAAAACGGGAGTCTCTTACCAGAGCCTCCATGACGTCATTCTCCGTTGCGCCGCTGAGAAGTCCCAGCAGAATATCGGTCGCCATCGCGCCGTGGTCTTCAAGCTGAATTTCTATCCTGTCAGCAAGGGGAGCGTCTGTACCAAAAACCCGATGCCGTCTGGCGTCGAGACTTTCAAACTCGACTACTCCCTGACCCCACCGAATCTTAAATCCGATGGGGGCGAGTATCTTGCCGAGATTTACCTTCTGGTGGATTAACTGAACGTCAATCTCATCTTGCTCCATCTGCTGGCTTGCCTTAAATTCCCAGACTGTACGGGGCTGGTTTCTCCACTGTACTGAACCGAACGGGCCTCCGCTGTTGTCCTGCGCCTTTGTGGTATGCCCGATGATTAACGAGGCAATTTTCCTACCAGACGTATTAAGGGAGCGGAGAGCGCGGAAGAAGTTACCCGCAATCTCTGGGTCAAGTGCGTTACCGCAAGCGGGAATCGCGGAGTCAATTACGATGCAGTCGGCGTTAACCTTATTGGCGTATTTCTGAATCACATCAATCTCTGACGCCAAGGGAACGTCACAGTGCCTGTAATGAATCTCCACGTTGGCGGGACTTACCCCGATACCGTGGGAGATAAGGTCTGCCCGATGTTTCGACTCCTCTGGGTCTGCCTCATAGTCGAGATAAATCACGCTCGACTTTTTTGCTGTCAGCCTATTCTGGTCTTGCCCAGTCTGTAGCAGTATCGCAAGATAAAGGCAGAAAAGGGATTTACCGACACCACCGCGACCGTAAATTACTGTCGGGTTTCCCTCATAAATAAATGGTGTGAGAATGTAAGGTTTCTGGCCTACGGGTTCCATCTCTGCAAGGTTAATGAGAGGTTCCCCCATGCGGTGACGTTCGAGAACGGCGTTTGCCATCTGTTTGAACATCACCCGCCAGTCATCTTTTGAGTTGCGTTCCCCGCCGAAATCTGTCGCGTCATCAACCAGCGTTCGGAAAGTCGAGAGTAACCCCGCTCTCCCTCTGGTTATGTGTCCCTCTCCTTCGGGAGAATTTAGAACCCTGACAGTTATCTCGGCAGAGACATTTTGATGGCGGTCTGTGTCGAATCGCTCAACGGTCATCTGAACGAATCTATCCAGCCACCGAAGTGTGTAGATTTCACCGATACGGTCTACCGTCGGTGGCGAAGGTAGCGCATCGGGAGTAAATTCTTGCGTCAAATCGAAATACCTCCCTGTATTGGTTTCTTGGGCGATATTGAAGGCGTCTCTCCTCCTCTATTTGCGACGTAAGGCCTTTCCCCTGTGTAGTTAGATTCCACCGCATCAAAGACAGCGTCTCCGAGCGATTTGGCAATTGCGGGAACAAGCCTTTCAACGAGACGGTTAAACCGTCGCTCCTCATCCTCGCGAACTTTCAGAACGCGATTGTTCTGAAATGCAAATTCACAGAAGGCGGGAGCAACGGAATAATCGTGGAGAGTACAACCGTCAGCACCGCAGTAAAGCGATGCCTCCATCTATATCTCCTCGGCTGACGCGATGCCAACTCCGTCGTTTTGCGCGGCGTTGAGAATCAACTTGAAAAGGTCCATATATGAACCCCTCTCCTCGCTGACATAATCACTCGACTTGGCAAGATTCATTATCTTGAACTTATCCATAATCCAGTGCATCTCAAGCCCGTTCTGCTGGGCGGCTTTCTTAAACTCAACCCCGTTGATAATCCGCTCTGGAATAATCCAGTTGCTGTCGAGTTTCGGCTTGTCTATAACTTCCTTCACCACGGCTCCCTCGTTGACGGCTTTCGTAGCCAGAGGGGAGTCGGTGAATACGCGGGAGGTAAGATAGGCGAGAATCTCGTCTGCCAGTTCAAATGTATCCGCGTTGGTCGCTGTATGATTGCCGTCCACTGTGTGCATCCCGACTGCTTGCATTAAAGCGGTGCGAACGTTCAGCCCGTGCTGAGTCATTCGCTGTCCTGCTGTCGCGTCAAATACGGGCTTTGAGGCGGGTGCTTGCGCCAAGTCCTTATCTGCATAAGATGGCGAGTCGCCCCAAGGTAAATCCATCGGGTCGCCGTCGCTCTCC